GGCTGCCACCCCCTGGTGGTGTGGCGGTCCTCAGGGCCGCGTGCTCGAGGAGCCGCCACACCACTGCCACGGCCCACCGACGGAGCCCCCGTGACGGCGGGGTGGAACGAGAGAACCCCGCGGCCAGCGAGTGGGCTCGGGCTGCGGGGTTCGGCCTGCGGGTACACGTCTCCCGCTGGCGATATCTTCCACCACAGACCCAAGCCGCGCTACTCACCGCCCGCTCCACGGCGTGTCGCGTGGTAGCGGTCGGCGAGCGGACGCAGCTCGTCGAGCCGGTAGACCGGGACCCGGCCGCCTCGCCCGCGTCCTTGCAACATCCCGACCGGGGTGACCTTCCCACGGTGCTTCCACTTCGAGATCAGGTCGGCCGGCACGTCGAGCAGCTCGGCGGCCTGGTCGGTCGTGACCTGCTTCATCGCTGCCGCCTCGATCGGGCACGACGGCGCCGCCGGTACTCGCGCCCGTCGATGCACAGGCGCGATGGCACGGACACGCGGAGCATCGACCGAGGTACAGCGAAGAGCCGCTCGAGCCGCGCGGTCTGCCAGGGGTCGAGCTCGAGTCCCAGCGCCGCCGTCTGGTCGATCACGCGCGTGGCCGTGGACGGATCCCAGCGCTCCCCCAGCACGTCGCACATGCAGCCCGCGCCGCCATGCCAGTACGGGCACAGCTCCATCTCGCAACTGCTCATGCCGCGTCCCCTGCGACCAGGCCGGCCGCCCGGAGCGCTGCCGCCTGCGCCTCGGCGCCGTGCCGGAGGTACTGCAGGTAGACCGGGTCAGCAGCCTCCCGTGGGGTGACCTTGAACCCGCACGAGCAGGTCCCGGTACTCGGCTGGACGCGGTGGCTCTGGATGACGCGCGCGAGCAGCTCGGCGATCGGGTCGGGCTCAGGCATCGGCGTCTCCTTCGTCGGTGGTCGTGGGGGCGAATCGGCCGCCGGGCCCGAACAGCGCATCGGTCACGAGGCCGATCACTTCCTCGGCTCGCTCGCGGCTGTATCCCTTGGCGACCATCCCGGCGATGACCGCCTCACGCTTCTCGGCGCGGTCCTCGGCGCTCATCCCTCGCTCCTCTCGGTGGTCGTGGGGGCGGCGAGGGCGGCGCGGAGCGCTTGTCCGTAGGCACGAGCGACGGGCTCGATGCGCCCGTCCCAGGTCACGGCGGCCTTCCACTCGTCCGCCAGTGCCCGCACGTCCGCGAGCGCGGACTCGGCGGCCTCAGCGCGGGCGGTCAACGCGACCCACGCTGAGCCGCACCAGATGCCGTGCTCGTGGTTGTCGGGGCAGGATGCGAAGAACCCGGCCAGCAGGCGGTCACGGTGCCTTGTGGCCTCGTCGAGCGCCGCCCGGAGCCGCGTGATCTCGTCCAGCGCGGCGGGCAGGTCGGTGCGGGCATGAGCGATGAACTCGGCGTCGGCATTGTTCGTCCACGGACCCACGAGCATGAAGCCGTTGTGCGGAGACGGCGCCCGGAACTCGCCCTTGCGCCCCCGCGTGTCGGTCGTATTGCTGAACCGCCACGGCCCATCGGTCGCGGCCTCCACGCGCGCTCGGATCGCGTCGATGTCCAGCTCGGTCGCGTCGGTCATGCGTTGGCCTCCCTCTTCTTGAGCACCTGGGCAGCGGCGAGCATCCAGTTGCCGAGCGCCTCGACCTCGTGGGCCCGAAGGAGGACGAGTGCGCAGTCGGCGCCCTCGCCCCCGGTGGCGATGAGCGAGACCGTCCAGTCCTGGAGCACGCACGAGATCCCGTCTCGCGAGCGCCCTTGGTCGTCGAGCGCCAGCCCGTACTCAGGATCGGGAAGCGGCTTGGCGAGCAGCCCTCGCCGATCGAGGTCCTGCGCCATGCGTCGGGCGTCCGACATCATCAGACCGCGCCATCCGCCGTGGAGGACTTCGGCCGCTCGGGTGATCGGATCTTTCATCGGCCCCGCTCCTGTCGTGCGGCGCGGACGATGCGCACGGAGTCCTCGTAGACGCGGCTGATCACGTCGCCCGAACCGGCCCCTGTCGTGCGGCGGAAGTGCAACTTTGCGTCTACCAGGGCCCTCTCGACCTCAGCCAGCGCGCGGTCGGTGTGCTCGCGGAGGATGCCCTCGTGGATTGCTGTCAGGGTCGCCACCGCCTGCTGCCCATCCATGCGGCCGGCGAGCAGGCAAGCGACGGTTGCAGCGAACTCCTCGCTGGCGGAGTAGCGCCTGGGCTGGACCGCCCTCTCTGCCTCGTTCAGCCGCCCGATGGCCCCGGAGTCCACTGACGAGCCGGCCGACTGTTGCTCGGTCATCGCGTTCACCCGCAGGTCGGGCAGTTGCCCGTGGACGCGAGGCGCTGCTGCGCGGTGTCGCGTTCGTCGGCGCGGATGACGGACTCCCAGCAGGCGCCGCAGGCCTGGCCGCCAGCGAGCTTGCCCTTGTGGCCGAGGCGGTTGCAGCGTGCGGAGGCGTGCTTGGCGAGGTCGTGGGTGACGTCGAAGTGGCGCTCGACCTGCCGGCCCTTGCTGCTCTTGCGGACCTTGCCGCCGTTGAGCCGGCCGAGGTTGGTGGCCTGGACGATGCCGAGCTCGCCGGAGCGGACGCGGTCCTGGTCCTCGGGCGAGAGCAGCAGGAGCGCGAGGCGGGCGGACACGAACGGCTGGTGCCGGCCGACCTTCTTGGCGAGCTCGATGTCGGTGAGCTGGTGCTGCTCCTTGAGCTTGCGGAGGCCGCGGGCTTCCTCGATGGGGTCGAGGTCGCGGCGCTGGCCGTTCTCGATGAGCATGGCGGCGAGGACGTCGTCGGCGCGCATCTTGATGACGATGACCCGGGTGTGGGTCCAGCCGAGCAGATTGAGCGCGGTGAGGCGGCGGTGGCCGGCGACGACCAGGAGGCCGCGGTCAGTCTGGCGGGCGACGATGGGCTGCAGGAGGCCGATCTCGGCGATGGAGTCGGCGAGCTCTTCGACGTCGGTGTCGAGGATCTTCTCGCGCGGGTTGTCGGGGTCGGGGTGGAGGTCGGCGATCGGGACCTCGACGAGCCGCTGAGCCGGCGCAGGCGCGGCAGCGGGTGCCTCGGCGGCGGCGAGCTCGTCGTCGCTGACGGTCCTGAGGTCGGCGTACTCGACCTCGCTGTCGTCGGGCTGCTCGGCTGCGGCCGCGTCGGCGAGGAGCCGGTCGCGGGCCGCGGTGAGGCGGGCGGTGTCCGGGTAGCCGTGGTGGCGAAGGAGGGCCTGCAGGTCGACGAGCGTCATGTGGGCGTTGGCCGCGATCGTGGGAATCGCGTGCCGGGGGTGCTGGCTGGCGAGGACGCGGTCGATGAGGCCGGCCTGGACGCGCGCCTCGACGCGCTCGAGCACGCTGCTCATCGGGCGGCCCTCATCGTGATCTCGAGGTGGCGGAGCTCGGTGGTGATCTGCTCGGGCGTGATCTTGATGGTGCCGGGGTCGATCCGGTGGCCGGCCGCGGTCATGCGGGCGGCCGCGTCCTTGATGGCCGCGGCGATCTTGTCAGCGGTCTGGGCGGCGTCGGTGTCCTCCTCGCGGATGGGGACGCGGACGGACGTGGTCAGGTCGTTCACCTTCGGGGCTCCTTCGTGGTGGTCGGTTCGGGCTGCTCGGCTGACGGTGAGCAGGTTGCTGAGGGCGCGCATGGTGCGGGTGCGGTCGCCGGCGGCGGCGTCGGTGCGGTGCCACTCGTGGCGGTAGGCGACCGGCCGGGTCTTGCACTCGCACATCGGGTCGGCGCAGCGGCAGATGCCGTACTGGCCGCGGGCGTCGCGGTCGCAGCGGATGAGGTCGCTGCGCATGTAGGCGACGAGGGTGTTGCGGCCGCAGTGCGGGCAGGGGTCGGGCAGCAGGGTCCGGTCGTCGCCGTCGACGACGAAGGTGGCGTCGTCGACCAGGCGTCGGGCCTCGCGCAGCAGATGAGCGAGGCGGCGCTCGTTGGTGAGGTGGAGGACGAGGGTCCGGATCCGACCGATGAGCTGGTGGACGGTGGGCTCGGCCGGGATCGCGCCGACGACGCAGACGCCTTCACGGGCGACCAGCCAGTGCGTGGTCTTGGCGACCAACTCGCGGAGCGTGAAGTACATGTCGGCCTCGACAGAGATCGCGGGGACGGTGCCGGCGGCGCGGACGTGGCCGGTGGGGATGATGTCGGCGTCGCGGTTGAGCCAGTCCAGGCCGACGACGTCGCGGTCGTCCTGGGTGGTGCGGTAGCGGCGGTCGGCGGCGTGCTGGGCGTCCATGGCGGCGCGGGCGGCCGGGGTGAGGAACCCGAGGCCGCGCTGGCGGGTGTCGGTGAGACGCGCGACGAGCTCCTGCAGCGGCTCGAGCTGTCCGAGGGCGGTCATGACGTCGTACCGGAGGCCGTCGAGGTCTTCGGGGGTCACCGGCGGTGCTCCTTGCGCTTGGTGGTCGGGCCGGTGGCCTTCGCGGCGGCGGCGCCGGCTCGGGCGAGCGCCTTGGCGCTCTCGGTGCCGGGCTTGACGCCGCGGGGCTTGGCGCGGTCGGCGGCGGCCGCGGCGAGGTCGGCGGCGCGGCGCTGGTCGGCGGCGGCCTTGCGGGCGGCGGCTTCGAGCTGGCGGGGGGTGGTCCCGCAGCAGCGCCGGTTGGGGACCGGGGTCTTGTGCTGCGCGCAGCCGGCTCCCCCGCTGGCGGGGGTGAGGGGGGTAGTAGTCGAAGGAGTGAAGGCGTTCGCGGTTGAGCGTGAACGCTGGACCCTTTCTGGACCCTTTCCGGGGTTATCCACAGCCTCGGGGGCGTCCTTGTGGGTGTCCGCGCGGAATGGGTCCGATGCGCCGGACTCGTTGACCGGGAACGCGTCCGATGTACCGGACTCATTCGGCTGTGGATCGTCGTTAGGCGCGTCCGTCGCGGGCGTCCCTGCTGCCATGGCCTCGAGGAGCGTGCGGGCCTGGTCGATGCTGACGCCGGCGGCGCGGGCGAGCTGCTCGACGTCGATGGGCGGCTCCTCGGTCGGCGCCCGGTGCAGGTCGCAGCAGCCGCCCGGGAAGACGACGTACTCGGCGCGCTGGCCGCGGTGGGCCTTCTTGTGCTGCAGGAGGTAGCCGAAGCCGACGAGGTCGCGGATGAGTTCGGCGGCGCGGCCGCGGGAGCAGCCGGCCCACTTCTGGACGCCCTCGTAGCCGGGGAACGCGATGTGGGTGCGGTCGTCGGCCGAGTCGGCGAACGCGAGGAGCGCGAGCTTGTGGCTGGGTGCAAGCCGGCTGTCCTCGAGGGTGCCGGCGCAGCCGATCAGGTGGCCGCTCATCCGTGTCCGCCTTCGCCGTGCCGATCGTCGACGTAGGACGAGGCGACGCGGACGTTCTCGTGGGGGCCGCACATGCCGGTCTCCGGGGACGCGGAGCGGTGGCAGCCGGGGAAGCGGCAGGGCAGGCCGAGGGGCAGGTCCTTGACGCGCTTCTCGAGGAGCTCGACGGCGGCGTCCAGGGCGGCGCGGGCGCCGCGCCTGAACTCCGGGCTGTCGATCGCGTGGATGCTGAGCGCGCGGACGTCGTCGACGGCCTCGCGCAGCGCCTGCGCTGCGGTGACGGTCACGACAGGGATCCCTTCGTGCTGCGCAGCGCGCCGGCCGCGGAGGCGTCCGACTCGCTCGAGGTGGAGTCCATATCGGAGGCCGTGACGACGCCGACCGCGTGGCGCAGGCACACGCGGCCGGAGGCGCAGGTCGCGCACTCCGCCTCGGTGGTGGCGTCTTCGTCCTGGCTGCGGATCGGCATGACGATGCCGTGCACGTGTGGGTCGGAGTCGGGGAACGCGACGAGCGCGGGCTTGTCCTGGCCGCCGAAGGTCCACTCGATGCGCCCGGAGGTGTGCTTGCGGGTCTTCGCGAGCCGCTCGACGATCTCGGAGTTGAGGACGATCTCGCGGGTGGTGCGGGCCTTGTGGTCGGCCACGAGCGCGCGCCAGTCCGGGTAGGGCATCGGAACGGCCTCGAGGTAGACCTTCTCGACGTCGGGCACGGACAGCACGACGTAGGTCGGATCCATGCCCTCGAGGACCTCCGGGCCGCCGGCCGCGCCGGGCGGGAGCTTCACGTCGAAGTCGAGGCGGACCTGGACGTCGCCGGGCGTGTAGTCCTCCGGGGTGGACTCGCGGTGCGCGAGGGTGAGGACGTAGCCGAGGAGGCTGCGGGCGCGGCCGTCGGCGTCGCGGGCGACGATGACGCGATCGGGCGCCTGCTCGAACGGCGGCGGGCTGTCGTAGTGGCTGTCGAGGTCGGGCACCCAGGCGGTGAGGAGCACGAACCGGTCGGTGGCCAGGAGTCGGATGCCGGTGGGGTGCTCCTCGATCGCAATGGTCTTGTACAGCAGGCTGAGCACCTTGTCGCGGCTCGTCGCGGCGAACACGGAGAGCCAGGCGTCGGCGAGGGCGGGGCCGTCGAACTTCACAGCGCACCTCCGGCGATGACCTGGATGGGCGCGGCGAGTGGGTCGCGGTCGCCTTCCTTGAGGAGGAGCTCGAGGTTCTTCTCGGCGTCGATCGCGCGGGCCTGCCAGGTGTCGCGGTCGTCGGCGAGGTCCCGCAGGTCGGCCTCGTTGTCGTCGAGCTGCTGCTCGACGAGCGCGAGGTGCTCACGGAAGTAGGACCACGAGAGCCCGGTGCCGGCGACGAGCATGAACAGCGCGAGCGCGATGGCGTAGTGGATCGGCATCACTCGTCACCGTCCTGGTCGCCAGCGAGCGGGCCGAGCGCGGCGGCGTGCTGCTCGCGGTCGACGTCGGTGAACTCGTGGCCGAGGTCGCGGAGGCCGGCGAAGAACCGGGCGACCATCGGGTTGACGTTCCTGTCGTCGAAGTACTCCTCGGCGCGGATGGTGAGCTCGCCGGCGAACAGCGCGAGCAGCGCCGCGACGACCTGGTGGTCAGCCACCTGGTCGAGCGCCTCGCCGAGGCGCTCCCAGTACGGCGCCGCCGCCGGGTAGATGAGCTCACCGGGGAAGCGTTCGATGCCGAGGTGCTCCTCGAAGAGGCCGAGCTCGACCGAGTCCAGCGACCAGATGAACAACGGCAGGCCGGCGCGCAGCACCAGCGCCGGGTCGCAGGAGGCCATGGTCTCGAACCTCAGCCGGGACGCGACGCGACGGCGCTCGGCCTCTGCCTCGGCCTCACGGCGGCGCTCGGCGGCCTCCGCCTCCCGCTGCTCCTGCGCTGCGCGCTCGGCGTCGGTGGTGGTCGACGGCGTGCCGGGCTCGCCGGGGTGCTCGTCGATGTGCGAGTCCGGGTCGGAGCAGACGTAGACGAGGACGGGGACGCCGTCGTAGCCCTGGTCACGGCACCAGCGCAGGCAGTCGGCGTGCTCGTTCTTGAGCTCCATCACCGAGCCGTCACCGGAGTGCGCGTAGACGCGCTGCAGGACGCCCTCGCGGTGCAGTGCCCACGTGTCGGTCCGGTCATCGGCGTAGGCGGGGACGTCGAGCTCGGTCGCGACCGCGACGGCGGTCTTGAACTTATCGGTGCGGATGGCGCGGTCCTGGTAGACGCCGAGCTGCTGGCGGAACTTGTCGGAGCCGAGGAGCGGCTCGAGCTCGGCGCGGGCGGCCTTGGGCATCTCGGCGACCTTGAGCGCGTCGTCGATCGTCACCTGGCGGCTGTGGATCTTGGCGCGGGCGTCCTCGCCGAGGTTGAGGAGCTTGAGCCGCGACGAGACGGTCTGGCGGGAGCGGCCGACGGCCTTCGCGATGTCGGCGGGCTTGATGTTGAACAGCTGCAGCTGCTCGTAGGCCTCGGCCTCCTCGATCGCTGTGAGGTCCTCGCGACCGCCGTTCTCGGTGAGCATCGCCTCGATCTGCTGGACGTCGGTGACGAGGTCGGTGCGGATCTCGGCCTTCGCGGTCTTCGCGCCGGCGCGGGTCAGGGCGTCGCGGCGGCGGTGGCCGGCGATCAGGACGTACTCCCCCGCGATGTCGGGGTGGGGCGCGAGCACCAGGGCCTGCATGAGGCCCTGGGCCTTGACCGAGTCGACGAGCTCGTCGGAGGCGGTCGCGTTGCGGCGCGGGTTCTTCGGGTGCGGGTGGATCTTCGCGAGCGGGATGGCGGGGTCGAACCCGTCGGCGATCGCCTTGGTCTTCGTGCTCATGCCTGGGGCTCCTGGCTGATGGGGCGCCCGACCCACACGCGGATCGGGTGCTTGTGGGTGGACTTGAGGGTCGAGGGCGTGTAGCCGACCGGGGTCATGAGCGGCTCGCCGTCGACTCGCTTCTGGCCGTAGGCCCGGATCCGGGCGCCGACGAGGTGCTCGTCGGCGACGGGGAACTCGTCGCGGATGTCGTTCGCGGAGAACGGGCGGCGGGTGGCGATCGCGCGCTCGATGGCAGCGTCGATCGCGACCATCACGCGCGGGTCGGCGGCCTGCTCGACGCGCTCCATGCCCTCGTCCCGGGCCGCGGCCGCCGCGGCGAGCCGGTCGGCGACCGGCGGCCGCTCGCTCGTCGTCGCGGCGCTCACGGCTGCACCGCCGCAGCAGCGGCCGCAGTCGGGCCGTGCATCCGGCCGTCGGGCGGGCAGACCAGCGCGTTGCCGTCACGGACGTGCTCCTCGCCGCAGATGCACGTCCACGTGGTCTCCGCCCGCTGCGGCTCGTCCGCCACAGCGGTCGGGGCGACGCCGGGGCAGTGCCAGTGGTGCGTGAGGCTTCCCCAGTCGTGGGCGTGGTGCGGGCCGAGGGCGAGGCACTGCGCCTCGGGCGGAGTGCTGTCCGGCGCGGCCGCCAACTCGGCGCTCACCGGGGCCGGCGTCCCGTTGAGGTCGACCTTCGGGACGAGCTGGACCTCGGGGCCGGCGACGATCGACGCGCGGGCCGCGGCGGTGAACAGGTCGATGGCGCCGACGATGAGCCTCTGCTCGTCGAGGGCGTTCGCTGCGGTCGAGGCGCCGGCGATCATCAGCCGGCCGATGCGGTCGGCGGTGTCGGGCGACATCGCGACGACGACCTGGTGCTCGGCGTGCCATCCGGCCTGGAAGTCGGGGGTGCCAGCGAGCATCTCGGCGGCGAAGTAGGACTTCTCGGTCTTGGTCATCTGCGGGGCTCCTTGCAGAAGTGGTCTGGTGGGCTGGGTGTCGCAGCCGGGGCCCGGGCTGCCGCCCGCTCGGGTGGGGCGGCTCGGCCTGGGGACGCCATGTGCGGGCGCCGGTTCGCGGCCGGTGGCCGATCGGTAACCCGGGCCCCTTGGGCTGCTGGGCTCGGTCGACGGCGGGGGAACGGCGTCGTCGAACGGGCCCGGTCAGGGGCTAGGGAGGTGGGGTGTCGCGCAGCAGGCCGGCGCCGCGGTCCCTGCGCCGCTCGCGGCGCAGCGCGAGGGACAGCGACGCGGTCATCACGCCGGCGAGGCCGAGGAAGACGAGCGCGGCGCTCACAGCGGGGCCTCCGCCGTGTCCGCGGCCAGCTCAGCGACCGGGTCGACTTCGGCCGGCACGAGCACCATCCCGCTCGCGCCCCAGACCAGCAGGACATTCACGTGCGGCATGGCCTGCTGGAACTTCCACTGCAGATGGTCGAGATCGGCCTTCGCGGCCGGGTCGATTCCCACGACCAGGGTGGGCGCGCTCACCGGTCACCACGGAAGTCGTCGCGGACGGCGGCGACGGCCGCGGCGAGCACGAACGCGATGGCGCCCAGCACGACGACGGCCAGCACCACCACGCCGAGCCACGCGAGGCACTCGAGCGGGCTCACGACGCGGCCCCAGCGGGGGCGGGCGCGAGGAGCTGCTCGAGCGGGACCTCGAAGTACGCGGCGAACTTCCCGAGGTCCTCAACCTGGATGCGCGCCCGACCGGTCAGGCGGTCGTTGACGGCGGATCGGGACAGTCCGGTGCCGTCAGCGATCTCCGCATCGGAGACGCGCCGCCGGCCCTTGAGGGCTCGGAGGTTCTCGGCGATGGCCGCCTGATCGGGGGTCTGCTGCATGTCGCAGAGGTTTGCAGGATTTTCCTGCATCTCGACGCATTTGCCTTCCGGTCGGCGTGTCGCTACCCGCAGCGCGCCGTCCGGTTCGCCTTGCTGGCTGCGTGATTTTCCGGCATCATGCGGGCATGACAACCGCTCCTGTTGAGCCGGCGCTTTCGATCAGCGCCATCGCTTCGGCACGCATCCGCGGACTACGCGCGGAGCGAGGCTGGAACCAGTCGGAGCTCGCGCTGCGCGTGGGCCTGTCGCGGGTCAACGTCTCGGACCGCGAGTCCGGCCGCAAGGCCGTGAACATCGACGAGCTGCCGGCCTTCGCCGACGCGCTCGGCAGCTCGGTGGCCTACCTGATGGGCCTCACAAATGACCGAAGCCGCCCCCTTGAGGAGGCGGCTTCAGGTGCTCTGCGCGCCTGTAGGGATTCGAACCCCAAACCTTCTGATCTGTCGACGGCGACGGCGCGGGCAGCGCTCGCCTGGGGGCTCGATTTCGACGACGTGATCGGCCAGGACGAGCCCCAGCTGAGCGGTCGGGTCCTCCGGTTCCCGCTCGAGCGGACGGAGCGCTTGGCGTGAGCGTGTTGTCGCGCCGAGCGCGCGAGACGATCCGGTTCTGGTACTTCGGCGACGACCAGCGGATCCGGGTGACGATCGCCGGCTACATCCGCCGGGCCGGGTGGGTCGATGGGAAGTGGCACGGCGACTCGTGCGGCTGCTCAGACGACCGGTGCATCGGCTACCACCACGACGAGTGGGAGGAGTGCGGCTGCCTGCCGGCCGAGCTCGAGCGCTGGGTGACCGAGCAGCGCGCCGACCTGGCCGCGGCGCCGATCTGGGCGGCGTACCGCGCCGCGGTGGAGGCGAACGACGGGCGCGGCGATGAGGAGGCCTACGAGGCTGCCTGGGCGGCCGCGGAGGCCTGGGTGCGGGAGTACCACGGGGCCGGCCTGGTGTCGTTCTCGCTGGACGCGCTCGTCGACGGCCGGCGGGGGATCTCGACCCGCAACATCTTCAACGACCTCGACCATCTGGTGTGGGCGGTGCCGGCGTGATCGAGTTCCCCGTCATCGGTCGCGCGGACGACATCGCGCACGAGACCTGCCACTTCGCGCTCTGCAAGGCCGAGGCCGAGTACCGCGTCTCGCTGCCGCGCGAGGACGCCATCGTCGTGTGCTCCCTGCACGTCAGCCCCGTGGTCACGTGGGGCTGGTCGGACGAGGACGACTTCCCGATCATCGAGGCCATCGCGAGCTGAATCCTCGGGACCACGATCCCGCGTCGCTCGTCCGGGTCGAGCACCCCTGCTCCCTCTCCCAGGCCATAGCGCCTGGGTCGCTCATCCCGGAAAGGCGGGACCATCGTCGTGTTATCCCCAGATGGAGTACCCAATCCTGGCGAGGATCGCCATGGTGCGCTCATGTCGATCTCGGTGACGGACGGCGCTGCCGTTCTGCCTTCCCCCCGTCCATCCGCCAGCGTCTCCTGGGCCTGGCGCACCGCCATCATCGAGTGGGAGCGCTGGGTCCGCCTGCACACGCGCGCACCCGAAACGACCATCCGCACCCGCCGAGAGCACCTGAGGCTGCTCGCGAAGGGCATGCCCGTCGGCCCGTGGGACGTCACCGAGGAGCACCTCCTCGAGTGGTTCGCCGGCCGCGGCTGGAAGCCGAACACCTACCTGTCGCGCCGGACCACGATGCGGCACTTCTTCGGCGCCTACGCGGTGAGCCAGCGCAAGCTCGCCCGGTCGCCGGCGCTGGTCATCCCGAGCGTGAAGCCGCCGGAGCCGAACCCGATGCCGACGCCGGACCGGGTCTACGACCAGGCGCTGCGCGAGTGCGACGAGCGCACCGCGAAGATGCTGGTGCTCGCGGCCGGACACGGCCTGCGCCGCGGCGAGGTCGCAGTGGTGTGGCCCGAGCGCGACCTCATCGAGGACCTCGACGGCTGGTCTCTGCTCGTCCACGGCAAGGGCGGCAAGGAGCGGATCGTGCCGCTCGAGCCCGAGGCTGCGGCGATGCTGCGCGCGGCGCCGCCCGGCTACCTCTTCCCGGGCCGGATCGACGGGCACCTCGCGCCCCAGACCGTCGGGATCATCGTCTCGCGGGCGCTCGAGGGCGCGTGGACGATGCACAAGCTGCGGCACCGCGCGGCGACCAACTTCCTCGACGACGCCGACAACGACATCCGGGTCGTGCAGGAGCTGCTCGGGCACGCGAGCGTGAACACCACGATGCTCTACGTGCCGGCCAACCGGAGCCGGATGCGCAACGCGGTCCGCGGTGGCCGGTCGTCGAAGTCGGCGATGCAGGAGCGGCAGGCGGAGCGCCGCCGCGGCCCGGGGGCATCGGCGTGACGGGGTGTATGTACACCTCGGCCTAGCGTCGCCGGGGTGCCGAACCAGCCCGTCACGCCGCTCCGCTCGATGCGGATCCCGGACGAGGAGTGGGAGCCGGCCATGCGGATCGCGCGGGATCGCGGCGAGACCGTCACTGACGTCGTCCGCCGCGCACTCCGCCGGTACGTCCGCGACTTCGGCGACGAGCCGGAGGGCTGACCTTTTCCATCTCGCCCCTTGTTGTTTGACAAGGCCCCTGGTAGTGTTGACCTTGTCAACGAGACCGAGAGGGGGTAAGGATATGGACAAGGACCTGAAGAAGATCGTCAAGGCTCTGGAGCAGCAGGGCTTCGAGGTCGAGCGCACCAAGAAGGGCCACGTCGCGGTGTACCGCGACGGCCGCTTCGTGGCGATGTTCGCTGGCACCGCCAGCGACTGGCGCTCGATCAAGAACGGGCTCGCCGCCGTCAAGCGGGCTGGGTTCAAGTGGCCGCCCTAGCAGCCACGAGAAGAGGACCGGGGCGCGGTTATCGCCCCGGTCCTCGGACCTCCCATCATCACAGAGAGAACCGAGGACCGGAACCATGAAGATGCACACCGTCATCGTCGAGCTCGACGAGAAGGACCCGAACGCCGCTCGCGCCGAGCAGCTCATCGACCAGCTGCAGCACATCCACCCTGCCGTCAGCGTCGCGCCGCGCGGCTGGGTCGCCGTCACCGTGACCCTGCCCGCCGAGCACGTCGCCCAGGCCGCCATGCTCGCGGCCGGCGCCGTCGAGCAGGCCGCTGGCCGCGCGGTGGTCGCCGTCGCCGCCATGACCGAGGAGGAGGCCGACGCGCGCGAGGGATGGGAGACGCTGCCCGATCTCGTGTCGGTCACCGAGGCCGCGGCCGCGCTGGGCGTCAGCCGCCAGGCCGTGCTCGACCGGATCGCCCGCCACACCCTCCCCGCCGAGAAGGTCGGCCGCGAGTACGTCATCCCGCGGTCGGCGGTCACCCGGTGATGGGGCTGTCCTGGCGCCGGCGCGTGCGCCTGGGGAAGAAGACGAGCCTGAACCTCTCGACCTCGGGCATGAGCGTGACGCGGCGCGCCGGCCGCGCGTCGCTGTCGAGCCGCGGCAACGCCGCGTTCCGCATCGCGAAGGGCCTCAGCTTCCGCAAGAAGCTCTGGTAGACGTCGATCGCGCGCGGCCGCGCTCTCAGAAGAGCGTTGGCCCGTCGACGGCGGCCTGGTCGTCGACGAGCTCGGGATGCAGCATCGCGAGGCGCTGCTCAGCCTCGCGCGCCAGCTGCAGCGCGGTCTCGTGGTCGACCTGCATCCGGCGCACGGCGGCCGGGCCGATCGCCGCGGCGTGCCCGGGCGTCATGTGCTCGAGCTCGCGGCCGAGGCGGTTGTGCTCGGCGCGCCACCAGGCGGCCTCGGCCTTGAGCGTTAGTCCTCCGTCGGCAGCCACGTCGGGTCGCAGTCGGGGTGGTCGGCGTACACCGAGACGAGCGCGCGCAGAGTGTCGCAGGGCCACTGATCGGCTCCCCAGTCGTCGGACCAGCCCGCGCGGTCCGACAGGCACGTCTCGCACGTCAGGGCGCGAGAAGAGTGTGCGGTCGCCGGCGCGTGCAGATCCACGATCCGGCGCTTGGCTTCGCACTCGGCCAGCACCCGACACGGGTCGACGGTCAGGTCGGGGCTCGCCTCGTGGCCGACCTCGCCCCATCGGAGTCCGCCGCCCTCGACTGAATACCAGTCCTCGAGCGCCCGGCGCGCGAGAGCCTCGTCCTCGGCGATCCGAGCGAGCAGGAACTCGACCAGGCGGTCGAACGTCGTCATGCGGTCATCATCTCCTTCGCGAGCCGACGTCATCGCTTGAAGCCGGCGGGGTAGGGGCAGGTGGCGACGTGCGGGACGGCGAGGTACTCGAGGGGCGCGTCGTGGCGCTCGCCCTTGAAGAGGACGCGGGCGAGGAGGCGGCCGCGGTGCTCGGGCCGGACGGCGGTGTTGCCGTAGGCGAGGTCCTCGCGCGGGTTGACGGCCATGGCCTTGCCGCCGGGGCCGTTGGGGCCGGCGAGGGTGGTCGTCCAGACGATCGGCGCGCCGCAGGCCTCGCAGGCCTCGACGTCGCCGGGGATGCGGCGCTGGTCGGCGCCGGCCGCCGTCGCGCTCATGCCGGCGCCACCGTGATACGGGTGATGGACGAGTCGGCCTCGAGGAGCTTCATCGCGGCGTCGAGCGCGCGGTCGCCGTGCTCGACGGTGCTGTGGGCTACGGTCTTCTTGTCCTGGCCGGTGTAGCCGGTCAGGCGCCACGGGCGGCTCTCGGCCGCCTCGGCGGTCACGGTGAGGTGCACATGGCGCTCATGGTGGCACGAGGGGCCGACAGAACCGGCCCGGCGCGCGTCTCGCGCCCTCTCCCAGGGCCCTGGTCTCAGGCGTAACCCAAACGTCCGGTTGAGCCACGTGGGTTGTGTCGGACCCTGCGTGTACCAACGTTGCACGGGCACGCCGTGTGCCACGGTCTGAGCGGGAGGACGTAGCCCAACATGAGGATCATCGGGTACTGCAGGGTGTCGACGGCCGAGCAGGGCGACTCGGGCGCCGGGCTCGAGGCGCAGGAGGCGAAGATCCGCGCCGAGGTCGCCCACCGCGGCTGGGAGCTCGTCGACATCCGCCACGACGTGGCGTCGGGGAAGTCGATGCGCAAGCGCGACGAGCTCGGCCGGACGCTGCGCGACCTGCGCGACGGGTACGCCGACGCCATCGTCGTCGCGAAGCTCGACCGGCTCTCGCGCTCGGTGCTCGACTTCGCCGGCATCATGGAGACCGCGAAGGAGGAGGGCTGGTCCCTGGTCGTCCTCGACCTGGCCGTCGACACCACGACCACCAACGGCAAGCTGATCGCGAACATCATGATCGCGCTGGCGCAGTGGGAGCGCGAGCTCATCGGCGACCGCACCAAGGCCGCGCTGGACGCCGTCCGGGCGCGCGGGACCAAGGTGGGCCGGAAGGCCGGCGTCGAGGTCGACACGCTGCGGCTGATCCGCGTGCTGCGCGGCCAGGGCCTGTCCTGGGCGAAGGTCGCCGAGGCCCTCGAGGCTGAGCGCATCCCGACCGGGCAGGGCGGCCAGTGGCACGCGGCCACCGTGCGGCGCCTGGCGCTCAAGGCCGACGCCGACCAGGCCGCGGCGGATGACGCCCAGCTCGCCCTGGCCTGACCGATCGACTGCGGCTCAACGCGGCGACGCGTAAGGTCGGATGGCCTACGACAAGGAGGAACCGATGAGTCTCGTGTGGCGCAAGCGGGTCCGGCTCGGGAAGAGCACCGCGCTGAACCTCTCGAAGTCGGGTGCCAGCGTGTCGCGGAAGGCCGGCCGCGCCTCCGTGTCGTCGCGCGGCAACGCGTCGTTCCGGATCGCGAAGGGGCTCAGCTTCCGCAAGAAGCTGTGGTGACCCCGAGTTTGCCGAGTCCTCTCGCAAAACGATGGGGGTCGGCGTACCGTGCATAGAAAGGCGCCCCGCCGCTGCGCTAACAGCGACGGGGCAAGGCCCACCTGGTGAGAGGTGAACCCAATGCTCAACGTAGCCGACCACGGCCGATCTCGGGACGACACGCACATGACCACACGCAAGACCAGCGCCCTGTTCGGGGTTGTCGCCGCAGCGGCGCTCCTCGTGTCCATGCTCCAGGCCGCGACCACCGGGCCCGCGAACGCAGCACCGCGCGACCGCCACTGCGTCACCCCCAGCGAGCTCGCTCGCGTGAAGATCGGGATGGCGCGGCCCAAGGTGCGCAAGATCTTCGGGGCTCGAGGCCGGCTGGTCGACGAGGCGGTCTTCGGCGACGGCGACGCGTGGCGCACGTACTCGTTCCGCGAGTGCGGTCGATCGTGGAGCCGGTCGTCGGTGACGATCAAGTTCTCGCTCACCGAGCGCCCCGCGGCCGCGGCCCCGCCAGCCGGCATGACCGACGAGGAGCTGTCGTCGTACTACCCGGTGGCCTACGGCGGTCGCTGGCGCGTGCGCTCGGTCTCCGCCCGCTGACCCTAGCAACGCCGAAAGCCGCCCGCCTCCACGGGGGAGACGGGCGGCGGTCGGCCTACGGCAGCGAGGTCAGCGAGTGCGGCCGCACCTGATGCAGATGCGCCAGCAGGGCGCGGCGTGATGTTGCCAGGCGTGCCAGCGGTGACCGCGGACCTGGCAGAGCGCCGGGCCGAGCAGGATCCCGGGCAGCTCGAGCGCGACCCGTAGGGCGTTCACGCGGTGCGCTACTGGACCGGCTCGACGGGACCGTTGCGGACGCCGAAGACGGCGGCGCCGGCGGCGACCGCGGCGGCGACGGCGACGGCGATCTCGCCGGCGACCAGCTGGCCGTCGGCGAAGCCGGTGGCGATGCTGCCAGAGCCGGCGACGGCGGCGGCGAGGATGGCCTTGGCGTAGGGCTTGATCTTCATCGGGTCTCCTTGGGTCGGATGCCCGCGATGTCGATCCACGGGGCAGGGTGGTCGGTGAGGCCGTTGTGGACGCCGTAGCGGTCGATGCCGTGGCCGGCGACGATGACTCGGCGGGAGACGATCACGCCGACGATGCCCTCGCCGTAGGCGATGCCGCCGAGGTACTTCGCGACCTCGAGGATGCTGCGGTTGGCGTCGATGCAGACCGCCCACGGATGGCCCCTGGCCTCGGCGCGGTCGATCCGCTCCTTGAGCTGCTCGAGGTGCCGGTCCTGCGCCGCGTCGCCGGCTCGCTTCGGGGGCGGGTGGGCCGAGAAGACGGGCAGCCAGTGGCCGTCGACCCGCACCGCGCAGCGGGCGATCCAGCGGGGCAGGGTGGCCGCTGAACGGCCGCCGAGGAAGAGACGGAAGTTCCGCGACGGCAGGCCGCGCACGACGATGCCGGAGCCGCGGACGGCCGCCGAGGTGGTGCGCTGCATGGCGCGCGCCGCCAGGCCGACGAGGTGGGCGAGCCAGACGTTCTTGGCCTCCTGGACGCCGACGACCACCGCGTAGTCGACCGCGTCGAGCAGATGGGCAAGGTGCTCTCGGGCACGCGCGCGGGCGCGCCGGCCGAACTTGAGGTTGGCGGCGTAGAGCCGGGCCTTCGGCTCGCTCACGACAGGATCACCTCGAGCTGGCCGGGGTTGGCGGCCAGGATGCGGCGGCCGCGCGGGCTGTTGATGAGCCGGCGGGCGACGCGCTCAACGTGCGCCATCCGGACGGCCGAGGAGATCTGGAAGTGCATCGGGTCCGGCTTGGCCTTGCTACCCGGGTGACTCGGCCAGTCGCCGCCCCACTCGATCGCGAGCAGCCCGGTGGGCTCGTCGCGGTAGAGCAGCAGGTTGCGGTGGATCTGGCGGATCTGCGCCGGCGTGAAGGACCAGCCGGCCTTGGTGTTGTACGGGTGGCGCGACCAGTTGAGGTCGGCGGCCAGGCCCGTCGCGTGCTTCGACCAGCCGTTGCCGCCGGTGATCGGCCGGTAGTTGTGGCCGCCGTCGTCGATGGCTCCGTGGCGCTCGGCGGGCTGGTCCAGGCGCTCGACCTTGTCGTGGAACCGCAGCGCGTTGTGGGCTTGGACGAAGCCGCACGAGCCGTTTCGCAGAGTGAGTCGGCGGTTCGTTCCGGGGATGACCCAGGTGTGCAGGAGCGGGTTGCCCGGCGCGAGCACGGGAAACCCTTCGACGTAGGCGGTCATGGCTGCGGCTCCTCGAGCTCGGGGGCGGTGGGGTCGGCCTGCTTGGCGACGGCCTCGATGGCACGGAAGGCGGCGACCGACTCGGCCTTGGTGGCGACACGTTCGATCGCGCCGCCCTCGAGCGCGCTGACGCGGGCGTCGAGTCGACCGAAGTCCGCGCGCAGGTTGGCGATCTCCTGATCCTGGGAGCGCTGGCTGTCGAGCAGCTCGGCGATGTGCGCAACGGCTCGCTCGACGGTCTCCATGCGGGTGCCGATACCGGGCAACGCCGGCGCGATCTCGCGACCGGTGATCGAGTCGTGCACCGCGTCGCGGCCGACGAGCGCATCGAGCGCGCCGACCGCGCGGGAGCGGAGGCGGAGCCAGCGCGGACGGGCGACCTTGACGTAGCCGGCGGCGAGACCAGCCAGCGCCAGGAGCCCGGTGACGACGCCGATGATCGCGTTGGTGCGGTCGAGGTCGAGGTCCATCAGGCGGCCTCGTAGGTGCCAACGATGGTCAGCTGATCACCGCTGCCCCAGGTGAACGGCACCGTCGGACCGACAGTGCGATCGGCTGCGCCGGCCGTCGTCGCAGGCGCGCTGCACGCGAGGGCGGACAGTGAGGAGATCCAGGCCGCCGAGCCGGTCCAGCTGGCCGCGCCCGTGTCAAGGCAGTCGAGCACGAACGACTGTCGGGCGGACGAGGCAGGTGCCACGGGGAGGGTGAAGCGCCACTGTCCGGTGCCGTAGGTCGTGGTCGCCCCCATGGTGAGCGTGATCCGGAAGTGGACGAGCTTCCCGGCCTGCATGTAGCGGCCGAGGAGCGCGCCGTTGCCGAGGGCGGGCGCGGTGCCCGAGGCTGACCATGTCGGGGTGTATGCCTGCCAGGGGTCGCCGATGGCCTTGAGGTTGTCCCGGACGTACTGGTTGAGCTCGGCTGCGGTGAGGACGAGGTTCGGCAGCCATGTCTTGGGGTCGGTCCAGGCCATGAGGGGTGGCTCCTTCTGGTGCTAGAGGGCGAGGAGTCGCTGGTCGAGGGCGCCGTTGGTGGCGTCGTCGAGGATCAGGACCGAGTCGACGGGCCACGACGGGGAGAGGTTGAGCGTGATGAGCCACCGGAACGGGTCGAGCGTCTCGGTGTAGCCCTCGACGAAGTAGTCGACGGTGCTGGTGGCGGCCTGTCCGGGTGCGTTGGTGATCCGGACTCGGGAGCCGACGTCGAGCGCGAGGAGCGCCGCGAGATCGGTCGGCGAGGACAGCCAGTCGTTGACGTCGAGGGTGACCGAGGGCGCTCGGGGCCGGGGCTGGCTGTTGGCGTTCACGGCGGCCGCGGCGAGCATCAGTGGCTCGTCCGTGTTGAGCACGGTGGTCTCGACGGTGTACTCGGCGTCGCCATATTCGTCGCGGGAGCCCTGGTCGATGTAGGTGAACTCGATGCCGGTCTGGGGGTTCTTGCCGGTGCCGATGTTGGCGAGTCCCTGGCGGTCGGCCTTCGGCGCCCAGTCGCTTCCGACGCGGTGGAGGGAGGCGTCGACGGTGAGCGCAGGGGCGACGCCGTAACGCGCTCCGCGCGGCAGCAGCCGGAGCTGGCCTGTGCGCGTGTCGTTCAGGACGCCGGCCTCGTCGCGCTCGACGGTACGCAGCAGGTCGAGCGGCTTGGGCAGGCCGTTGGAGGCGTCGACGATGCCGAGTGTGCGGGAGCTTCCGGGGAGCGTGACATCCGCCGCGGGGATCCCGGCCCAGGTGGTTGCGACGCGCGACATGCGCTGGTCGACGGTCTCGCCGGAGTAGCCGGTGATGACGCCGCCGATGGCGGCGAACCCGGCGTCGCCGAGGTCGCGATTCCAGACGGCGACGCGGCCGACCAGGAGGTTGGGGCCGCTCATGTCGCCGGTGAGGCGAAGAAGGTCCAGGGTGTATGCCTCGATGGCTGACGTGCTCACGGTTGAGCCGATGTATTTCCCGTCGAGGTAGGCCCTGATCGTGATCTTCGTCCCGTCGCAGACGACGACGGCCCCGAACTGGTGGGGGTTCAGGTCGGCCTGCGAGCCCATGATGATGACCGGCAGCATCGCGGTGGCGTTCGAGCCCGTGCCTGCGGTCTGGTTGTAGGTCGTCATCACGTACTCGGACCCGAACTGGACGGTCGGATTGTCGCCAGAGAACGGGTCGTCGCCGAACCGCTGGAGGACAAGCCAGTCGCCAAAGCTGTTCGTGCTGGTCGCCGTCGCACGCACGAACGCGGAGATGGAGACAGCGCCCGGGGCGCCTGGGCCGAACGTGATCGGAGTTGGAAGCCGGACCTGCGCGCGGGTGACGAGCTGCTGCTCGGTGTTGAAGTCGTAGCGCGTCACCAGAGCGCAGGTGCGGCCGTCGACGTTGAACTCCTGGGACTCTGATTCCTTCAAGCCACCGGCCCCGAGGGCGAACCGGTCGGTGACTTTGGCGAGCGGCGGCGCGGCTCCGTTGATCTCCTGTCCGGCCGTCTGGGTCGCGGGCTCGGTGAGCGGCCAGTAGTAGGTCGGGGTCTGGCCGACGATCTCGGCGTCGAGGAAGGTCGGGGGCGCCGACGTGACGCCGAGGCGGGACATCCGGGAGGAGCCGCTGATCTTCGCGGTGGCGTAGGTATCCGAGCCGCCGGGCCATTCCTGGGGCCACTCGTCGACGTAGCCGGTGAATCGGACGGAGGTGGTCGCGCCGGCGGTCGCGGTGATCCGGATCGGGCGGCCGATCTTGACGTTCGGGTAGTACGGCGAGCTGGTCTTGCCGAAGGTGAAGCGGCCGTCCTTGTTGTCGAGGGTTATGCCGGTCGCCCGGTTGGCGTCGGCGACGGAGACCTCGTCGGCGCGGCCGTAGGCGATGGCGAGCGCGCTGTCGGCGTCGACGTAGGCCGTGATGTCGGTCCAGATCCGCGATGCTGCAGGCGTGCGGTAGCCGGCGTTGAAGGCGACCTCGACCTTGATGTCGTAGGTCATGCCGATGCCGTCGCGAACTGCAGGGGTCGGCCGGTGGTGCGGACGGCGCGGATGAACGCCTGCTCGAGGTAGCGGGTGAGCTCGGCCTCGGAGCCGATCGCGAAGCCGTTGAGGTTGACCTGCACGGTGACGCCTCCGCCCATCCGGGGCGCGTTGCGGCCGCTCAATGGCACGACGGCCTCGGGGCCGGCCTCGCCGATGAGGGCGACGGTGGGCCGGTTGACGATGCCGCCCTTGGCCAGGTGCGGGATGTTCGGCGGGTTCACGTGCACGTCGGGCAGCGGGCCGGGGCCCTTGATGGTGAACTCGAGCGCGGAGTTGATCTTGTCGATGCCGCCGTTGAGCAGCTTGCGGACGGCGTCCCAGACGTTGCTGGCGATGCCGGCGATGAAGCCGCCGGCGTTCTTCATGCCGTTGAGGAACGCCTGCAGCAGGTTGCGGCCGGCCGACCCGAAGCTCTTGCCCAGGCTGAGCAGCTTGCCGGGGATGGCGCGGACGCCGTCGACGAGCGCGGTGGCTCCGCTTCGGGCGAGGTCCTTGATGCCGTCCCACGCGGCTCGAGCGATCGCCTTGAGCGCTACGCCGGCGGCGGAGAAGGCGGTGCGGATCTTGTTCCACATCTCGCGCACCAGGCCGACGAGCAGCGTCGCGGCGCCGCGCAGGATGGTCTTGATGCCCTCCCACACGCCCTTCCAGTCGCCCTTCAGCAGCGCGCTGATGGTCTGGAAGATGCCGCGGATGATGGTGAACGCGCCCGACAGCATCGTCTTGAGGTTCTCGAAGGACGACCGGAGCGAGGCGACCAGCGTCGGGCCGAAGGCGTTCCACAGCGAGCGGATGATCGACACCGCGTTGGTGAAGATCTCCTTGATGCCGTTGATGTTGCCACCGACGTCGCCGCGCAGGGATCCCATGACCGCGGAGACGACCTGCTTGACCTTGGCGAAGATCGGCGGGAGGACGTTGCCGAGGTAGTTGCCGAACGCCTCGATCTTGGGCAGGCCCTCGTTGAGGAACCAGGTGGCCAGTTGCGTCGCGACGGGGAGCAGCTTGGAGCCGATGGTCTCGCCGGTCTCGGACAGGATCAGCTTGAGCCGGCCGATCTTGCCCTGCAAGGTGTTCGCGGCGGTCGCGGCCTGGCCGCCGTGCGCCTTCGCGAGGCGCTTCTGGGCTTCCGCGAAGGAGATCGTCTTGCCCTCGGCGTCCTTGGTGGAGATGCCGAGCTTGGACAGGCCCGAGACCTGGCCGTTCTGCGCCTTGGCGAGGGCCTTGGAGACGGCCTGCAGGGACAGGCCGGTGCCGGCGGAGACGTCCATTGCGAGGGAGGCGAGCTTCTGCGCCTTGCCGACGTCCTTCGTGGCGACGACGAGCTTCTCGAGCGCGGGGCGCAGGTCGTCGTCGGCGACGCCGAGCGCCTTGCCCTGCGCGCTGATCCAGTCCTCGACGCCGGCGACCTGCTTCTTCGTCGCGCCAGCGGCGTTCTGCATGGCCTTGGCGAGGCGGGCCTGGCCGGCGGCGTCCTCGGCTGCGCCCTGGGCGAGCTTGAACAGGCCGACCGCGGCGGCGCCGACGCCGGCAGCGAGGCCGAGCGCGGCGACCTTGGCGAGCTTGCCGAACTTGGCCAGCTTGCCGCCGGAGCGGTCGGCGGAGTTGCCGACCTTGTCGAACTCGCTCGAGGCGCGGTCGCGGCCGACGATGTCGAAGATGACGGAAGCGCTCGCCATGCGGGATCACCTCCTCATCGTGCAGCCGGGGTCAGCTGCTCGTCGGTTCGTCGTCGCTCTTGAGTTGGGTCTTGATCCAGGCGAGCCGCTGGGCGACCTGCTGGGTGGTGAGGCGGTCGAGGTCCCAGGGCTTGTAGCCGAGGAGGTGCTCGAACCAGGGGCCGTAGTCGTCGACCTCCTGGACGAGCGTCAGGCTTCCCCCGCGCCGTCGCCCTCCTGGTCGCCCGGCTCGGACGTGTGATCGTCCTCGTCGACGCGCAGCGCGGGGCAGTCGTGCTCGTCCTCGTCGCCGTCCTCGTCGGTCGACAGCCACTCACGGCAGTCGGGGCACTGACCGGCGAAGTCGACCTCGTTGAGCAGGCCGGTGGGGAAGGCGACCGCGTCGAACGCGAGTCGCGTCTCGTCGCGGCGACGGAGAACCCAGATCATCGCCTGCCAGGCCTCGGCGTCGACGTTCTCCAGCGCCTCGGCGAACGGCACCCAGCCCCGGAAGCCGGCGGCCTTCGGAGCGGCCTTGTGCAGGTCCCACGCCGGGTTGGCCAGGTCGATCGTCCACTCCCTGCGGGAGCCTCCGTCGGGGGTGTAGATGATCTTGATGATCTGCTGCTTGGCCATCAGGCGTTCGCTACCTTCCGTGCGACGTCGTCCAGGACGGCCAGGAGGGCGCGCTGGATCTCTGGTTTCTGCTGCTCGAACCGGGCCATGAAGACAGCCGGGTCGACGCCGGCGATCTGGTCGACCCAGACGCGGCGATTGCCCCACACCGGGTGGCGCAGCCGCTTGCCGGTGAGGGTGCGGATGTCGTGCCCGCGGGCGGAGAACCGCATCGAGAGCCCGGCGTACTTGCCGGCCTTCGCGGTGGTGCGCGAGGTGGTGGTCGCTCGGACGCGCTCGGCGAGGCCGCCGCGGCGCGGGAGGGCGGCGGGGATGGCCTCGACGAGCTCGCCGCGCATCTCCTTGGAGACGCGGGCGAGGCCGCCGTACAGTTCCTTCTTCAGCGCCTTCGCGTCCGCGTGGGTGCGGATCGCGCGGACCAGGGCGTCGATGTCCTCGGCGCCGCGGACCGTGACGTCGAACATCGGTCAGATGGCGGTCGAGTCGGTGGAGACGACCTTGACCTGGAACGGGTTGAGCGTGCCGTTCGAGTAGATCTCGAAGTCGACGTTCGCCTTGACGATGTCCGGGCCGTCGACGGTCGGGGTGACCTTCTTGAACCGGACCTCGGGGGCGATGAACTCGAGCGCGTTCTTGTCGCTGCCCGAGATGGTCGATCCCTCGAAGAGGATCTGCATCGACGTCGGGGTGTTGGCCTTGAACGGGTCGTAGAACTCGCTCTTGGAGTACTCCGCCTCGAGGGACCCGCTGATGATCGGGATGCCGTTCTCGAGCTGCTCCTTCTTCAGGCCGGCGTTGCCGAGGCCGTACCGGTCGGTGGCCAGCGCGTTGTCGCCCTTGAGGCTGAGCTTCTTCACCACGGAGGTGATGGCGGTGCCGGCCGACGCGGTGAGCTCGGTCGTGCCGGCGAGGGTGACGCCGAGCTTGAAGGCCGAGCACTGGGAGAAGTTGAACTCCTCGACGCCGGCCAGGTACGACGGCGCCGCGAGGGCGGTGGCAGTGGACTCGTCCCAGCCGTCGATCTCGAACTTGAGCTTGGCGACCTCGTTGTCGGAGACCGAGAACTCCCAGCTGGTGCACTTGCAGCCGCGGATGGTGTGGGCGCGCACGATCTGGGTGGCCGGCTCCGGTCGGCCGACCTGGAAGGTGGCCGACTTGCCGAGCAGATCACCGGTCTGGTGGATCTGCTTGTAGGCGGTGCCGGCGATCAGGGTCGGGGTGGTGACCGACGAGCCGAGCGCGAGCTTCCACAGTCCGCCCATGAGGCGGGTGGCGTAGTTGACCTCGAGCGGCCCGCCGACCTGCTTGCGCGACTGGACGAGCCGGGAGCCGCGCTTGAACTTCGTGCCCGCGCGCAGCCCCTCCGGCTCGATGAACGAGGGGTCGAACTCGAAGCCCTCGGAGTTGAACTCGAGGAACTTGTCGACGGTGACCTCGGTGCCCACCGTGCTCTCGAGCTTGTAGCCGAGCTGGGCGTCGAGTCCGGTTCCGGTGGTCATCGGTCACTCCATTCCGTGATGGTCTTGCGGGCCTTGCCGGCGGTCTCGGCCGCGATGACGCGGGCGCGCTCGTCGTCGTCGGCCTGCTCGAGGTGGGCGACGACGTCGGTGGCGTTGTGCTCGGCGGGGTCGTAGGGCGCCGCTTCGGGGATCGTCCAGAGCCAGGCCTCGTCGGTCGACGCGTCGACGTAGCCGTCGACCTCGGGGGGCTCGACGACCTCCCACGTCGACTTGGGCCAGGCACGCTCGACGAACCGCTCGTCGCGCACGGTGACCGTGTTGCAGCCGCCGCCGCAGCGCTCGCAGCCGGCGCCGTGGATCGGGGGCGCGTCGGCGTGGAACAGCGACAGCGTGTCGGGGGTGGTGTTGCGGACGACAGCCACGACGGGCCTCCTTAGATCCTCGCCTTGTAGGCGATCTCGAACGTGCAGGTGACCACGGCGCCCTGGTCGCTCAGCCACTGGCGGAGCTCGGTGCGGGTGCCGTAGCCGGTCCACATCAGGCCGGGCACGGTGCCGGCCAGGCCGGGGTCGGCGCGGTGCAGCGCCTCGACCGTGTCGGTAACGGCCTTCACGGTGGCGCGAGCGGCGTCGAGGTCGCTGTCGCCGTTCCACGCGATGACCAGGCAGGTCACCGCGCCCTCCTCGTCGCGAGCTCGCGCGCCGAGTCCGGCCCAGGACTGCTGGCCGGTGGCGGAGGTGGCGCGGTCGTTGTCTGGGTCGTCCCAGCCGACCATCAGGAAGGTGCCCGCGTCGCCGGTGTTGATGTCGCCGTCGACGACGTGCACGTCGGGGAGGCCGACGCGGTAGGCGACGACCATCTGGTCGATGAGGTCGAAGACGACCGAGGTGCCCATCAGGCGAACCCGGTCTGCAGGTGCGGGGCGATGAGCTCGGACACCCGGAACGGCAGGAGGTACCCGGCGCCGGGGATGGTGTTCGAGGTGGCGTCACTGGTGGTCGATCCGGGTCGGCGGCCGGGGCCGCGCTGGGTGTCCCACAGGTGGCGGACCATCTCCTTGACGGCCAGCAGCAGGTCGGCCGGGCAGGTCTCGCGGCCGTAGCTGTAGGTGACGTCGTACCAGGTTGCACCGAAGGACGAGTCGTCGTTGTACCGGATGACGCCGGAGAGCGGATCGAGGTGCAGCGCGATGACGTCGATGGAGCCACCGCTCGCGCCGACGACTGCATCGAGCCCGCCCGCCGGCGGGTCGACAGCGAGCGCCCTGCCGTTCGCCCGGACCCGCACGGTCCGGGCGGCTGCCTCGAGCGGGCCGACCCGGGCGGCGATGGTGGCCTCGGCGGAGGCGATCATCGCGGTCAGCTGGGCGTCGTAGGCGTCGCCCTTGATGCTGAGGTGCGCCTTCGCCTCCGGCAGGGACAGGACTGACATGGTCAGTCGGCGTCCGTCGTGGCCGGCTTGCGGCGGCCCTTCGGCTTCTCGTCGAAGCGGGCGAGCTCGGCGTCGACGTCCTTGACGCGGTCGGTGAGCCCGCGGGCCACCAGGCCCTCGCGCTCGTCCTTGAGCGCCTGGACGTACTCGGCGCGCTGCTGGGCCGCGGTCTTGCCGGGGGTGGGGACCTGGCCGGGGCCGAAGGTCTTCTCTTCGCTCATGGGGTGCTCCTCGTTTCCTGCGGGTGGGGGCTGGTCCGTGGCGGCGCTCGGGATCGCCGGGCGCCGCCACGGGGGTCAGGCGGGACCTCAGAAGGTCGGCGTGATCAGGCCGGTGCCGTTGATCTTCTGGGCGTGCGGGAGGCGCCCGAAGGTGTAGGCGAAGTAGCCGTAGACGACGAGCAGGACGCCGAGGCTGGCGGCCTTGGTCTGCTCGGCGCGGATGAACATCGGCGCGGAGGGGTCCTCCCACAGGTGGCACTCCTGCGGGTCCACGAGGTAGAGCTCGTCCTCGTTGGTGCCGGCGCCGAGGTTCGTCGGGATGTTGTTGTCGACGATCACCGGCGTCGAGTTCGGCAGCTGGCCGCGGACGCCGGAGCCGTACTTCGACTTCTCGACGGTGCCGCCCTGCTGGGTCGGCAGACCCGGCTGGCCGAGGAAGGGCCAGCTGGTCGAGACCTGAGACTGCATCCAGTACCAGCGGCGGGAGTGCATCACGGCGAGCATCTCGCCGGAGGCCTGGTCGAGCAGCGCGCCCTCGACGGCGCCCTGGCACTGCAGGATCTTCGGGTACAGCTCGGCGGCGGTCGGCGTGCCGTCGGTGTACGCGATCGCGGTCGCCATCGCGGACAGGCCGGTGGTGGACTGGTTGATGAGCGTGCTGTCGAGCGTGGTGGCGTAGCGGCGGAACAGGTCGTCGAGGACGACGGCCTCGACGCCGGAGCCGCGCTCGATGGCCTGTCGGGACAGCGTCTGCTGGCCGGCGGCCGTCTGTACCGGGATGGTGAGCAGCGTGTCGTCGATGTCGGTCTCCGACACGTTGCTGTTCTCCGTGGCCTGCAGCGCGACCGAGGTCGCGGTGGTGATCCGGGAGATGTTCACGGTCATGCCGGTGGCCGGCAGGTCGTGGTGGCGGATCGCGTCGGCGAACGGCCGGCGGGCGGCCGCGGCGGGCGCGTAGAGGTCGACCAGGTACTGCGGGACGGTGAGGCCGGCGAATGCGCCGGTGCCGGCGGCGCGGGTCAGCTGGTCGCCGCGCTCGACGCGCTCCTCCTGCATGTGGCGCTGCAGGCGGCTCTGGGCGTCGTAGTCGCCGAGGAAGGCGGCGGCGACGTCGCGCTCGAAGCCGGCGCCGCGGGCGTCGGTCTCGGCGGCGTAGGTGCGCGCCTCGTTCGTCACGACGGCCGGCGCGCGGCTCTCGGACGGGGACGGGGCGCCGGTGCCGGTGACGACCTGCGAGCGGGCGTCGGCGGCGTCGTCGGCTGCGAGCTCGGCCTCGAGGGAGGCGATCTCGGTCTCGAGGCCGGTGGCCTCGCCGTCGATGGCGGCGTTGCGGGTGCGGAGCGCGTCGACGCGCGCCTCCTGCTCGGCGGTGAGGTTGTCGTTGCCGCGGAGCTCGGCGAGCTCGGTGACGTTGCCGGACCGCTCGGACATGAGCGTGGCCAGCTGGGTGCGCTTGCGCGCGATGAGCTGCTTGAGCGTCATCGTCTTCTCCTTCGAGAGAGGGGTGAGTGGATGACCGACAGGCGCTCGGTGTCAGGCCAGGCAGGGCGCGGCGCGACGCGAGAACACGCGACGGGGTGGTGCGGGTGGTGTGCTCGCCTGGGTCAGGCGAGGAGGGAGCGGTAGCCGCCGAGGTCGGCCTCGGTGACGATCTCGCTCCCGGTCCGGGTGGCGGCGCGGAGACCGCCGCTGGTGTGGGGGTTGGCGCCCCAGCCGACGATCGCGACGTCGCCGCGGTGCAGGTCGACCTTGTCGATCCGGTACTCCTCGTAGTCGGGAGACCAGTGGCCGGCGTCGATGCGGAACGCGAACGACATCTCGTCGATGAGCTCGGCCTCGAGCTTGGGCGCGATGTAGGCGACGTCGTGGTCGCGGGCGTCGAGCGTGGCCTGGACGCGCAGGCCGGTGTCGTCGACGCCGAGGGTGAGCGTGCCGTTGGTGGTGCGGGCGATGCGCCGGGTCTGGTCGTGGGCGATGACGAGCGGGACGTCGAGGTCGGCCCGGTTGAGGGTGTCGTCGAAGGCGCCGGCGGAGACGACCTCGGTGTAGGGGCCGAAGAAGTCGTACATCGTGTACGGGGTCTCGGTGACCGAGGCGTAGCCGTCGAAGGTCAGCAGGTTGCTGTCCTCGCCGTCGGCGGCGCGGATGAGGCGGAGCCCGGTGACGGTGGCGCGGACCCAGGCGGTGCCCGGGATGGCGTCGGCGCTGCGCCGCTGGGACGGGCGGTCGGCGGGGGCCCGGACGCCTGCGCGGCGGGCGGTGGCTGCTTCGGCCAGCGTGATGTTCACGGCGCCTCCTGCGGTGTCGGCGTGGCGTTCGGGGTGGGTGCCTTGCTGAAGATGGCGAACTCGGCGAGCTGCTCGGGGGTGAAGGGCGGCCGGTCCTCGAGCTCGCGCGCCTCGCTCGGCGCGAGGATGCGGGCGTCGATCGCGACCTTGTGGGCGTCGAGGCGGGACTTGAGGTCCATGCGCAGCACGGCGCCGGCGTTGAGCTTGGCGTACCGCGGCCGCGGGAGCAGGCCCCATGACCAGGCGTCCTCTCGGCGGGCGATCGCGGGGCCGAGGTTCATCACCAGGAGCTGGAGGTTGCGCTGGGTGATGTTGGCGTAGGTGATCGACTTGCCGCCCGACTCGGCGTCGATCATGTCCGCGGGCGTGCCGAGGAAGCGGCAGACCTCGGGGATCGTGGCGCCCATGGCCTCGAGGAACTGCGACTCGGAGGCCTTGGCTGCGAGCATCGTGTACTCCCAGTCCATGCCGGAGACCCAGATGTCGCCGGCCTGGACGGTGGCCTTGAAGTTGTCCTTGGCGGCGGCGGCCTCAGCCTTGTTCAGGGTCTTGCCGGTGTTCTTGAGGTGGCCGCCGGGGACGCTCGCGTTGCTGAACCAGTCGAGCGCGAACTCCTGCGCGGACAGGTGGGCGTTGAGGACCGAGGCGGCGTAGGCGATCGGGGAGAGCCCGATGGGGCAGCCGGCACGGGTGTACTGCTTCTCGTGCCAGATCTTCGAGGGGTCGTACTCGGTGCCGCCGATGCGGACCTTCTCGATCTTGCCGCCGCGTCCGATGAAGGAGACGGTGTCCATGTCGGCGAGCTCGATGACGACGGGCAGTCCGTTGGCGTCCTTCTCGAGGATGACGCCGACGGTGTTGCCGAGGCTGTCGAGGTCGACCTGGCTCGAGTAGGCCCACTCCATCCAGCGGACGCCGTCGGCGCCGCCGGGCTGCAGGAAGACGGCCGGCTTCGTGACCTCGACCTGGATGCCGTCGACGCGTCGGAAGACGTCGACCGGCATCGAGGAGATCAGGTCGGCGCGGAGTCGGAGGCATGCCCAGACCGCGGAGTTCCGCATGGCCTTGTCGCGTGAGATCGGGCCGTAGCCGCGGTTGCGGCCGGAGCGCTGCGAGATCAGCTCCTCGGCCGAGCCGAGGCCGCGCTTGAAGAGGAGGCTCACGAGCGCACCCACGCGATCAGCCCGGCCGCGATGCCGACGGCGAGGAACACGAACGGCGGCCAAACGAGGAACGCGAACGTCGCGATGCAGGCGATGCAGACGAGCTCGAGGGAGATGGTGAGCACGGCAGGGTCTCCCTTCACAGGAACGAGTCGGTCACGTCGTAGTCGGGCTGGAGGCACCAGCGGTCCAGGGCGCCGGCCGCGGCGACCACGGCCGTGATGTCGACGGTGCGGTCGCGCCTGTCCCAGACCTCCACTTCGCCGCTGGCGTTGACCTTGGTGATCGCGTTACGCACGGCGGCGTCGAGCTCGGGCTGGCCGACGTGCTCGACGTGCTCGGCCAAGACCTTCTCGATGAAGCCCGCGGTCTCGCGACCCCGGTCGGCCGTCGTGACCGCGGTGTACGGGATGCCTTCCTCGACGAGCTGCGGGATCAGCACGGCCGCCTGGGACTGCGGATGCAGCGCGACCTCGGTGATCGCCTGGTTCGCGCGCATCTTCTTCAGCGCCGGGACGACCCAGTCGTGGCCGGCATCAGTGCGAACCATGACGAGGTACGGCTTCGAGGTGCCAGAGCCGGCGACGCCGATCGAGGCCTTGCGGCGGTCTGGCGCGACGTCGAGGTACACCGCCGCACTGGCCGGCTTCCTCGACGCCGGGTTGCCGAGCCGCACCCACTTCGTCAGGTCGATCGCGCCGCCGTCGTCCTCGTTCGGCGGGTCCTCCCACCAGACCATGAACTCGCGCGCGAACTCCAACGGTGGCATCGCCTGCCTCATCGATCGGATCGTCTCCGGGAAGACGCGCAGCCCCCACGCCGGCATGATCCGCGCCCATCGCTTCTCGTCGTCGAGCGCGCACCCGATCGCGGTCAGTGCGTGGTCACACGTCTTCGACTTGCAGCCGGTCCACGCGTTCGGGTCGCCGAACTCCGCGTAGAACTGACGGGGCGAGGTCCCGGCGCGGCCCCGCTTGCGGTGGTCGCGCAGCACCTGCGAATAGAGCTTGCCGGCCGACGACGCAGCGACGACCTGGGCGTCGGGGATGGTGGTCAGCGTCGGGTAGAGCGATCCGACCATGGACGGCTCGACGGCGAAGAACTCGTCGAGCACCACCTTGTCGGCGGTGAGCGCCCGGCCCGCGTCCTTGCGCCTGGCCTTGTACTTGAACCGGATGCCGCCGAGCAGGTGGATCTCCCAAGACCCGTTGCCGGTGTAGATGCCGGGGTGGTCCTTCTCGCCCTTGGTCGGGTCGAGGTACTTCGCCAGGGACGGCGTCTCCTCGATGCGGAGCCGGAGGTCGATGAACGCTTCCTCGGTCGCGTCGAGCTCGTGCGCCGTGTGGAGGACGAGCGACTCCTCGGTGACGAATCCCCAGCCGAGCTCGATCATGATGATCGTCGCGGTCTTGAGGTTCTGGCGAGGGCCGATGATGTCGACCTCGAAGGCGGACGGTCGGCCGTCGCGGAGTCGGCCGAAGGTCTGGTCGAGGATCCACTGCTGGTTGTGGTCCGGCTCGAGGCCGGCCGAGGCCGCGATGTCGGCGACCTCCGGGCCGAAGGTGTAGAGGTACTCGGTCTCGTGGGACCAGGCGGCGGTGTTCTTACGCTTCGCGAGCTTCGGCTGCCTGCCGCCTCTTCTCGTCACGGCGCCTCCTGGCGGATGCGACCTCGTCCTCCTCGCCCTTCGCGCCGGAGCGCAGCCGGAGCATGACGCGGTCGAGCTCGCGGGAGAGCGCGGCGATGGCCGAGCCGGTGTCCTTCATGGAGGTCATGCGGGTGGCGAGCGTGAGCGCCTGGGCGCCGAGGACGGTGTGGGTCTTGCCGAGCTGCTCGAGCTCGCTGATGGTCATCTCGACGATGAGCGGCAGCCGCGGTTCGGTGGCCTCGGCCTCCTCCTCGGTGGCCCGCCGGCGGCCCTGCTGGCGGCATCGGTCGCCGCAGTACTTCCTCGAGCTGCGCGCGGCCTCGAAGGTCTCGCCGCACTGTTCGCAGGTCACGGTGACCGCCATCGGCCAGCCTCCTTACCGTGACATGGACGCTCCGGGGAGAGAAGAGCGGCTGCAGCTGGGGTCGCCCGAGTCCGTCACAGAAAAAACTCAAGAGCCGGCGTCTCGATCGTCGATCGACCGGCCAGCGCACTCAGCGGTCGGTCCTGTCGTCTGCTGTTGCACGCCTTGCACGCGCCTCGCAGGTTGTCCCGCACCATGGCGAGGTCGGGTCGCTCGACGACAGGGATGACATGGTCCGCGGTGGTCGAGACGTAGGTGCAGCCGACCAGTCGGAGCCAGCACATCGGCTCCTCGGCGACGACCTGGTCGCGCAGCTTGCGCCACGCCCGTGTGGATCGGGGGTCGCCCTTGGCCATGGCTGCCACCCCCTGGTGGTGTGGCGGTCCTCAGGGCCGCGTGCTCGAGGAGCCGCCACACCACTGCCACGGCCCACCGACGGAGCCCCCGTGACGGCGGGGTGGAACGAGAGAACCCCGCGGCCAG